CACGCCGCGAAACGTTAAGCTGCAGTTGCTGACCAAGGGCGGCGTTGCCATGTACGGCAACCTGACGGGTGACGTCTCTTTTTACACACACTGGTGCCCGCTACCCAAGAAAAGGACTGACAATGTTTGACCTGATTCGCTTCGACCACAATTCACAAAGGTTTGTTATGAGAGATTTACGCACCCCTGCCAACGCGTTCGAGTGGGAACGTTTTGTCGTTGAAGAGGCCGAGCGCCGGGGCGACAAGCCAAGCAAGCTAGATGCAGGCACCATGTCCCGCAAGCGAAGCCTCGCGTCTACCCGGGCCGTTGAGCGCGTACGCGAGACAAACCCGACCTATGGCACCGTGGGTATGAGCAACAAAACCGCAGCTATGATAGCTATGAAGCCAAAGACGTTCATAATATACAGCAAAGCCATTAAGAACAAATGAAAATGTACCGTAAGCACGTTAGCCCCGCCGCTGGGCGCAACCCGGTGGCGCGGGCAGTGGCGCAAAAGGCTATGCGCGGGGCGGTGCTTGATCAAAAGATCAAGCTCTACCTGACTGATGAGGGTGAGAGCTGCACGGACTTTTGTTCCGTTTTGGGTATGACGCTGAGCGTGATGATTTACGCGGCGCAGCTTGACCCCCGCGTCAAGCCTGATGACCTACAGGTGCGTATTGTGCGGGGCGGGTTGTCGGCCTGCTCGCAGATGGCAGAAGCGGACAGCTTTAGCCGGGTGAACATTCCCGCCGTAGAGCGCGCGCTTGACACCGCCGTTGACCTGAACGCCCGGCTGAGCCCTGACGCCGTGAACGGGGCCTGGGCGGTGCTCACCCGGCAGGGGTTCAACCTATAATGCCGTGGGCTTATATTTTGAAACTCCTGGGGCCGGGCGCGCACTGGGGCCGTACGCAGGAAGAACTCCACACCGCTATAAAGCAAGCCGAGCTAGACAACCGCGCTGACGCCGCCGAACATTTACGCATAATACACCGGCTGCGTAATCGGGTTTACATGGAAAAAGACCCCGCTGATTAGGCGGGGTCAAAGGCAACTATCCTGAAGAAAAGGGGTATTTACTGCGCCGGGCTTTCAAGCAGGCTACGCAAGTCTGCCTCAATGTCCGGGCCGGTACTTACGGGTTCGGCGGAAAGTTCATCTATGTTAGGGGTCGCCCCCTCAACCATTGGTGCCGGCGGAAAGGCGCTAACCGCGCCGGTCACAACCCCGGCCTCAAGAGCGCTAGCTCGGGTGGCTTTGGGTATAGCCCGGGCGGCTTGCTCTTCTAGCATCCTAACGACGGCTGCTACTTCGCTCGGGTCTTTTGACATCAACATCTTAGCTAGCTTGTCGGTCATTTTCTCGTTCATCTGACCCTTGCGTAGCGTGGTCATGGCGAGGTTGGAAAGCGAGTTACCCCAGTTACCCATAGCACCCTGCACCACCGCCTCGCCCAGGCCCCCGGATTCGTCAAGGGACTCACGGGCGAAAATGTTTTTAGCAGTCTCCGAGCCACCCAAAATGCGGTTCGACTGACCAAACAACTGGGCCTCACGCTCAAGCGAGTTCTTGAACAGCTCAAACTGCGCCGGGTTGTCAAACAGGGGCTGTAGTTTGGCCTGCATCTCAGGCGAGCCTATGAGGCGCTGCGCGGCGTTGAAGTTGCCCGAGGGCTTCATAATCTTGTCGTAAAGGTCCCGGGCCACCCCCGTGCGGAAGGCCTGCTTCTCCCCCTCACCCATACCCGCCACCAGTTTGATGACCTGCTCGTGGTCCATGCGGCCGAACTCGTTTATACCTTTACGCATAGCGTCCGTCAGCTCGGCCCCGCCTTTGTAGATACCCCGGGCCAGCTCGTAGTCCGGCACGGCGGCATCCAGCGCACCTAAGAACTCATTCTTTTTCTGCGTATAAACACGACCCAGCGACGTTACCTTACCGGTCACGGAGTCGGTTTGGCCCTCGATTAACGCGTCAAGCCCGCGCTTGACTTGATCAAGCGTCTCCACCGTAGGTCGGCTCATGTCGAGCTTGCGACCCTCGGCAGCGAGCAGCTCTTCAGCCTTGCCGGCGGCCTGCTGGAACTGGGGGAGCTTCATGAACTTGAGCACCTTCGGATCCGTGACCTCGCCGTAAGAGTAAGCCTGCTCATAGGCCGGGCCAGCCCGTTCGCGCATTTCCTTTTGCAACTGCTCAAGGTCGTCGTAATAGTCGCCGGGCTTCAGCCCCTTGGTGACTTGCTGCTGGGTGCGTTCACGCGTGCCGAGCTTCTGCTCGATCAAAGTGTCTTCAATCCGGCGGGTACCTCGCCCGGTGCGTTGGGCCACCGCCTTGGCCAGGTCGGCTACGGCGGGGTTGGTGTTGGCGAGCACGCTGGGAATGTTCTGCGCGCGGTCAGCCGCCAGTATTCTAGGTATGTCCGGGGGGGTCATACCGGCCTCATTAAGCGCCCCGGCGAGTTTGCGCGTGGCGGCGCTTTGGGCTCGCGCCTCGCTGGGTATAAGCCGGTCTCTGAGCCAGCGCCCGGCGCCACCCGTAGCGCGCATACCCATTGGTAGTGCCGCACCTAGGGTGCCGCCTAAAACCCCACCCGTAACCGCGCCTAGGCCGCGCGTACCTTCGGTTGCGCTGCCCGCGCCGGAAACTGTTCCCGTAGCTGCCCCGGTTAGAGCTAAACGCCCCAGGGCACCCATGGTTGAGCGTCCGAGCTGTGCAGCGCCAGCGGCCTGCCCCCCGGGCACGAGCATCATACCCACCCCGGGCAGCGCACCGCCTACAAACTCAGAAGCGCCCGACACAAACGGGTTCTCCTTAGCGTACTGGGCGTACTCCTGGTTGATACGCTTTAGGTTACCCTCGTAGTCGCCCTCACCGGCTTTACTCCGTAGCCAGGCTTCGGCCTCGTCACCCCAGCCCATACCCAACCCCTGACCCAAAAGGGCGCGCGTTGCGCCTATCATTTTATCAGCCATTATTCAATCTCCCCTGATGAGGTCTGACGGTAAGCACCGGAGAGTATTTCTTTCAAGCGTTTATCTTCACGTGTTTTGCGTGCGGATAGCAGTTTGTAAGTGCTTTGCATAATTAGCTTACGCTCTTCTTGGCTCTTTGAATCAAGACCCTCCAAAGCAAGAAGCGCGGCCCGTTCGCCTTCGGTCGGGTTGCCGCCGAAGCTAGAGCGTAACTTGTCGACTGCGCCTTTGCTGAGCAGGTTGTTCTGCTCTCGGGTGGCGAGCACACGCGGGTCTTTAGGGTTAGTTTGCTCTAGTATTTTGAACTGCGCTATTTCAGCTAACGTCCCACCGAAGGTTTGCGGGTTCAGCGAGTAAGCGCGTTTCAACGATGACATCGAGTCATCAAGGCTACCTATAGCGGTTTCCGTTTCTGCCCTGAGTTTTTGCTCAGGCCCGGTCAATCTATTGGCCAGTTCCTGTTGCAAGTTCAACCTCTCAGCCGCCAGTGCGGCGTTTGCCTGGTTGGCCTGCATACCGGACAGAGTGGCATTAATAGCCGCCATCTGCTTGTCAACGTTGAGCTCTGAAATTTGAGAAACACGTGTCTTGTACTCGGCTGTGCCCGGTTTTAAACCCTCGTCAAGCGCCTGCTTACCGGCGGTGGACTGAGGCTTGCCCGAGTTGACATAGTCTTTAATCATCTCGGCGGCGATAGTGCGCTTGTCCTTCATACCCTCAGAGGCCAAGGTGCGCAGCGTGTTTAGCTCGTCTTTGGCACCTGACATACGCAGCTTCTGGGCTTCCAGGGTCAGGGCTAGGTTCTTAGCGTTAGCCTCGCTGGCCGATGTGCGTTTTTCTTTCAACATTTCAGAGGCGGCACCCCCCGCAGTGCCCAGGCTCTCAACGAAGCTGCCGGTCTTGGTGGGGGCGCCAAACGCCGCCGCCAACCTGAAGTACATCTCAGCCTTGCTCGGGCCGGACTCGGCGGGGGTCTTCATAGCGCTTTGGAGCATGTTCTGGAAGGCTTCCTGCTCGCGAGAGTTAACCTCACGTGCGGTCTTCAGCTCAGCGCCGTAGTCGTTGCCCGCCGGAAAGTACCGCTCCAACATCGACATAAGCTGTGGATTACCTGCCGCCATACCCGCCACCGACCCCGGTGCCGCAACCGCTGCGGGTGCAGGGGCTGCGGGCATCATAACTTGCGCCTCAGCCGGTGCCGCGGTCATCCCCGGCAGGGCGCTCCCGGCGTTTGTTCCGGGGTAGTTTTCCGCTAAATCGTAAATTGAAGCCATCGGGTGATCCTTGAGTTATTGGCCGAGCAACTTGCCAAGGCCTATCGCTGACGACAAGCCGGTGGCCAGCTGCGACAACGGTGAGGCTGAGTAGGTAGCGCCGGTGCTTTGGGTTGATTGCCCGGTGGTTTGCGGCGTAATTGGGGCCATGCCGCGAACTTGCGTGCTCAAAAAGTCAAGCTGCTGCTTCGGATACTGCTGCTCCATCAAGTACTGCTGGTAAGCCGCATCAGCCTGCCGCTGGGCAAGCTGCTGCTGAGCGGAACCGGCGGCTTCCAAAGAGGCCGCGTCGGTGGTTCGCATCTGCTGGCCCTGCTGAGCCATAGCCGCCATCTGGGCTAGGGCCGACTGCTGCCGCGACTGATCGGCTTGTGTAAGCTGCCCAGACTGCGACCCAAGCGACGCAAGAAGCTGCTGCTGTTGGCTGGTCATGGCACCGGTTTGCTGAGCCCCGGTGAGCAAGGCCTGCTGCTGGGCCTGGGTCAAGCTGCCAAGCTGAGCGCCAACCTGGCCAATCTGACCGGCGCCAGACAAGCGCTGGGAGATTTCCTGCTGGGCGGCTGCCGACAAGGCTTGGCCGCCCTGCAAAATAGCTTGCTGCTGAGCCTGCGTGAGCTGGCCAAGCTGAGCGCCAACCTGGCCGGTCTGACCGGCACCAGACAACCGCTGGGAGATTTCCTGCTGCTCTGCTGCCGACAGGGCTTGGCCGCCAGAAAGAATGGCTTGTTGCTGGGCCTGCGTGAGCTGGCCAAGCTGCGTGCCAACCTGACCCAAAGACTGGGCGCGAGCCATTTCCTGCTGGGCGGCTTGTTGTTGAGCGGAGGACAACGCCTGCCCGCCCTGCAAAATAGCTTGCTGCTGAGCGGTACCAAGGCTACCGGCCGTTGATGCGAGCTGGGCCTGACGGGAGGCGTCCTGCTGGGCTGCGGAAAGCGCCTGCCCATAGCCCGCTTGCAGCGCCTGGGACTGCTGGCCGAGCACAGACTCTTGGGTGTCGCGCAACGCCCGAGCGCCAAACTCACCCATGCGTGTTCCGCCGAATTGACCGGCGCGAATGAACGAGTCGGACACACCGGGGAGCAGGTTTTCGGACAAGTTGCGAGCACCGAGCTTGGCAATTTGATTGGTCACCGACTCGGTGTAAGGGTTCATGTAATCGTTAATATTGGCAACCGAGCTTTGCCCCGCCTGCTGCATGTATGGCGCCGCTGCCGTCAAGCCCGAGCCCTGCAGGCTGGCCCCGACGTAAGGCTCAAGGCCGCGAGCCGCTGCGCCCGTGTCAATGCCGCCCAGCGCCTGAGCTTGTTGTCCGAGGAACGGCGAGGCCGCACCAACACCGCTGGTCTGCATCGCCTGCTGGACGTAAGGAGACAGCGCGTCGCCGGCCGCGCCGTAATTGAGCGCCCCCAGCTGAGATGCCTGTTGGCCGAGGAACGGCGAGGCCGCACCAACACCGCTGGTCTGCATCGCCTGCTGGACGTAAGGAGACAGCGCGTCGCCGGCCGCGCCGTAATTGAGCGCCCCCAGCTGAGATGCCTGTTGGCCGAGGTAAGGCTGAGCTGCACCCACCCCGTTGGTCTGCATCGCCTGCGAGAGAAAAGGCTGCGCAGCGGTCAACGGGCTCATGCCTGCCGCCTGCGTCATGTAGGGCGATGCAGCGGCCATGCCACCAGGCGCGCTGCTCAGGTTTTGAAGTCCCGTCTGCGCCGCCTCAAAGGCTGGCTTGTAAGCGCCCTGGCCTGCCTGAATAGCATCGTAGGCCTGTTGCTGAAGCGGATTGGCTTCGGCTACCAGCGTACCTTTGTACGGTGTAAACGGCGTGTTGGCGACGTTGGTGGCTTGGTAGATTTGATTAAAAATCGCATCTTGAAGCCACTTCGGAGTCTCGGTGGTACTGGTGACGTAAGACGTCGCCTTCTGGGGTTCACCCTGGAATAAGCTGGCCATAATTAACGAGCCTCCTTAATGTAAGAGAGCGGCGATTTGGCGTTCGCGCTGAACTTGCCCCGTGCCATGGATTTGCCTTTGTGCTGACGAATTTTAGCCCGCATCTCATCCAATTGGCGAGCCCCGGCACCAGTTGATCCGTCGCCGAGCAAGGCCACGGTCTCCGCGTCCATCACGTACTCGCCGTCCGAGAGCTTGGCGTCAATTGAATCCGAGCGGCCCGTGCCGCCACCAGCTGCCAAGTAGGCCATCCGACTCAGGGCTCCGCCGCGAGCCATTGCCGGCATAGCTGGGGTTTGCTCTTCCGGGTTGTCGTACATGCCGCCGCTCATCTTGTCCCAGTTGCGGGCAACGTAGCTGCCCACAGGAAGGCCCTGCATCTTAGCGGCCGCGCCAATTGTGTCCCAGTTCCAGGACCGCATCGGGCGGTTGAAGTACTCCTGCTGCTCGGGCGTCATGCCGGCCGTGACCTGCTGAATTTGCTCAGGGGTTTCGGCGCTGTTAAAAAGGCTAAGCAGCGGGAGCATGGCCGCCGCGTTGCCCAGGCTGAAGCCCTTGTTTGCGGTGCCGGCGTTTTTAACGGGTATCGCCGACGTTTCAGCTGCAATGGTATTAAGCGGGCTGACCTGCAGACCGGTACCCAGCTCAGGCTGTCCGCTGGTGGTTTCCATCGCGCTGCCTTGCGGTGCCAAAGAATAGTCTGCTGCAAACGTGTCGCCCTTAAAGCTCGTCGTGTCCGGACCCGTCAAATTGTAATTCGTACTCAACCCCATCTCAGGCATGGCCGTAGAATTAAAGCTGTCAGCCTTCAAGCCTTCCACCGCCATGTCGGAAGGGGTTTGCTTGAGGCCCATGTTGTCGCCAGTACCAGAGGAAAGGGAGTAGGTCGGGTTTTGGTAGTTCAAACCCGCAGCGATGCCGCTAAGGCCGCCCGTTATGGCCGCCTGCCTAGGGGTAGCGCCCATGGTCAGCGCGTTGCCGAACTGCGTGCCCGCCGTTTGCAGGCCCGAGCCCAACGCCCCTCCAACGCCGCTTGCCGCACCGGAAAGCGCCTCCCCTGCATAACTACCCAAAGCACCCTGCGCAGCGCCTTGTGCGAAGCCCTGTCCAGACAACGCACCCTGCGCCCCGCCAATAAGCGAGCTGCCGATCACGTTTTGAGCGCCTTGGCTCAGGCCAGTACCAAGCGCGCTGTTAACCGTGCCGCCCAAGGCTGAGCCAGCACCCTGACCGAGCGCACCACCCAGGGCTCCGGTGAGCACGTTGCCGCCCGTGAGGGCAGAAGAAGCCCCGCCCAGTGCGGCACCACCCAGCATGCCTGCAGCAGCGCCCGTCAGAGCCCCGCCAGACAAGAAGCCTCCCATGGCCGGCAGCAGCGCTGGCGCAAAGATGCCAATTGCAATAGGCGCTACGGCTGCAATAATTTTTCCGATTCCGCCCTTAAACTCCACCAGGCCCGTGGTCGGGTTTATGGTGCCGCCGCCGCCCATACGGCTGAGCATTTCAGCCTCACGCGGGTTAATGTGCGCCAACATTGTGTCGCCGCCTCGCCCCGCTGCGCTGAGCCTGTTTGCGACCTGCGCCAAGCCACCTCGGGCGTAACGCCCCTGGCTTTGCCTTTGCTCAAGCTCGTAAAACATCACCAGCAGGGAGATGATCAACATCTGGTCAAACTCAACCGGCAGATCATCCTCGGAAGCAAAGCCCGCCTGAATGGCTTGCTCGCGGACTCGGGGGTACTCCTGCGGGTTTTCAAGCACGTACTCAAGCGTTTTAACCATCTGCCCGATGATCTCAGGGGTCACGCCGGGCATGTTTGAAATACGGGCCTCAGCCATGTCAACGCCCCGGGCTATTTCCGGGTTCTGTTGTGCGTATTCAATAAGTTTGTTTTTGTCAATCATTTCTGACCTCTGTACCAGTTGTGTGAGTAAAAATCTTCTACCAAAAAGCCGTAAATACACAAGTCGTCGTCTTTAAAAGCGCGACGCATCACGCCTTCCAATTTAAATCCAAGATGCTCATCGAAGCGGCGAGCGGCTGTGTTTTTTGATCGCACCAAACCGGTAACCCTGAGCACTTGAAACCGTTCAAATGCGAATTCAAACACCGCCCTAAACATCCTCACCGCCTCTTTTGGTGAGGCCCACTCGGCCCCGGGCACCGCCGCCGTGTGCATGTCTACGTTAGTCTCAGTAAAATTAGACAATACAACCACAAAAAGAAACTCACCATTGGAGTCAACCGCTGAAAGAGCCCTGCAAAACCCAACTGGGTTTTCAATCTTAAGGACACTCTTTGCCCAATCAATTGCCTCTTCCTCGCGCTCAACGCCTATGTACTTCATGACAGCGCGCCAACCAGCCTTTCGGCCCATTCTTTCCAATTGTTAAAACCGTAAGGGTTCGGCAGGTTCCGCGCAATAGCCGTATTGTTCAAAAACTGCACCCCCCAGTCCTGCCACTGGTCCGGGTCTTCCAGCCGCCCAAAAGAGCCGAAGGCGTCGAGGTCAATGATGACCTGCGAGGACCAGTCCAGTAGCTCCATATTGGTGGGCAGCGTAATGATCATCCGAGCACCGTTTTGTCGCCCGGCTCAATGTGGCCAATTATCTGTCCCATTTGGTAGTCGCCGTACAGCGCGTTGGACTCAAAACGCACACGCAACTCGCGGCGCTGCTCTTTGAGCATGACAATCTGCTCAAATGGCTGGCTGGCCTGCTCTTGAAACGTAAAAATTGGGCCAACCACCTCAGGCGCGCGGGCGTTGGCGCGGCCGGTGACTTGCACAGTCATCGGGCCTTTCTGCACAAAGTCCGGCTCAATGGTGGTGATGCGCAAATAGCCGTCCTGCCCCTGCGCCACAGAGGAAAGGTCGGCCGTCTCAAAAAATGACTGGATTGGCGCAGCCAAGGTGCCGTCAATCTTATCAACACCCTGCTCATGGACCCAAGTGCGGTAGCCGCTAGCAGCGGGTATGGCGTCGATGAGAATGGGCGCCATAAAGGCGTTGTTGTAGCCCCCGGCAGATCGGCCAGACTCCGGCAACGCCGTGTCGTACCAAGTGTTCTCGCGCACGTTGTAGATCACCGCGTGGGTGCATTCGGTGGCGTCGCCCTTTGGGTAGCACCACCAGATCTCGCCGAAGCGCGGCACCTTGTAGGCAAACACCTTGCTGTGCTGCTGAGGGTTCAATCCCTCAAGAAAGTAGTTGATATTCAGCTGGTTGGGCACATCGCGCACCACGCCGTTAAACATGAAGAAGCGGTCAACGCCGGCCCAGTAAAAAATGCCTTCGTAATCCACCACCGAGTCGGCCGACAAAATAGAGGTGTCAGAGGCTATGACGTCAAACTGAAACACAGTGGCTCCACCCGAGAAAGTTGCGCGAATCACCGCGTCATAGGCCCAAAAGATGCCAGCCGGAGCAGAGCCTGCGCCAGCGCGCAAAGGCATGCCCTTGACGATCTTTTGGCTCCAGACCCTGGCAATGCCCGAGCCCGAGCCGATGAGGTTTGTGGGCTCGCCAGGCACAGACCAGCCGATAATGCCGGCCGTGCCGTAGTAAAACAGGTACGGATGCAGGGCCACTATTCCGCCAGTAGCATTTGCGCCGGCCGGGAGCTGAACACTTTTTAAGGCCGCCGTGCCCAGCAGGTCGCCGTAGAAAATCCGCCCGCCCAGGTCGTTGCACAGGCACAGGCCGTTGGGTGAGACATGAGCCAGTAGCGCGTTGTAGGAGGTTGAAGAGTCGAACACGGCCTGGAACATCCAGCGGTTAGCGGCGGACTCAACCAGTGCATCTGAGCCACCAGCCATGTCGGTCTCGCTGGCTGTGATGGTGGTGGTGGACGCGATCACCACGTAATTGTTGGTTTGCACCCCCGCCGTCAAAGCCGTGATCGTAATTACCGGGCCGACAGCCGCCGCCGTGTAATCAGGCACGGAAACGTGCGAGTTAATGTTTGTGGCCACCGCCGCTGCCGTTGTGTCTAGGTCTGTGGTGAACGAGACCGCACCAGACATGATCTGCACGCCGTTGACCGTGATCCCGTCAACCGAGCCCGAAGCCCCACCGGTCAGCGTCACCGAGCCGGTCGCGGCCACCGACACAGGCGTGCGGCTGATGATGAGGCTTGAGTTCTTGCTGGCGTCAATTGTGAACCGCTCAAGCGTGTTGGGGCCGCCGCTGTGGCAATACTGCAGCAGCTGCTGCGTAAAACTCATGAAGCCCCGCGAAATTTCCGCGAGGTATTTGGAGATCGAACGGTAGCCGCCAATCTTGCGTGGCAGGCCGCGTTGAAATCGCACCCACTGCCCGTCGGTGTAAAAGTCACCATCGAACTTGGTGCCGTCCCGCTTGATGCCGGGCTGCGAGCGCAGGATTTGGGTGGGCATTAGAACGTCCCGCCCACCACCACACCCGAGGGCGCAACGCCGAGCGCAGCGTAGGCTGCCGGGCCGTCAACGGCCGTAAATAGCGCGTCGCCTACGGCCGATGCGCCCAGGTTGATGCGGGCGGAGCCCTCCGTGGTGGCGCCCGTTCCGCCATCGGACACCTGAATAGGCACCGCCAGGCCGCCCGTGTCCGCATTGACCACGTCTGTACCGTCTGAGTACAAAATAGAGCGCGAGCCCGAGGCCACCAGCACGCCGGAGCCTGCTGAGGTTTTGATCGTGAAGTTGTGCGCGCCCGTGGTCTGGTTGTTGACCCAGTACTGCTGGACGGTGGCCGGGACGATGACCGTGCGGTTGCCGGTCAGCGTGCCGGTGAACGCGTAGGCGATCCGGTTCAGCTCGGTACCGGTCAGCGTGTAGTCGCCCACGCCTGACACGTCAATGGAGGTGTAATCAAAGGCAAAAATTGCAGACTTGCCAAAGCCGATGGTGAAGTAGTTCGCGCCGTCGGTCACGATGATGGCCGACTCGCCAGGCTGGAATGAAAGCGTCGCCGAGCCGTCAATCAGCGGCGTGCCTGATGGGTTGGCCGCGATTGCGCCAGAACCCGAGTTTCGCAGGTAGACAAACCAGTTGCCCCCCACGGTCGTCGGGTCTGGCAGGGTCAGCGTGCCGCCCGCGCCGGTCCAGACAAACATCCGGGCTCGGTCTTGCACCCCAGCGAGGTAGTTGCTGTTGAACTGCGTAACAGGCACCGACTGCGAAAGCAAGGTGCCGGTGGCCACGATGCCGTTGCCGGCCAGCGATGAGGCGTTGACCTGAGAGGTGGTCGCGCCGTACTGGAGTGCCACCCAAACGCCGCCCGCCGTGCTATTGTCGGTCAGGTAAATCTGCCAGAGCGTTCCGGGGGCTACGGTTACTACCTGCACGGCCGAAGCGTTGAACACGGTGAAAGTGTACGCGCCCCGGTTGTTAAGTAGGATTGTCTGTCCAGTACCGGCTTTGTTTGCTGGCGGCAGCGTGATCGCAAGGCCCGCAGACACCGGGGAGACGTCTATGATTTTTGTGGCCAGGTTCTGGCTGGTCGATGTCTCATCCGGCCAGCTAAGCGCTACGCTCGTAATTAGGGTCAAGCTGCTGTAATCCACCTCGCTTGGGTAGATATTGGCACCCCCAAAAATGTCGGTGTATGTGGTCATGCTTCCGTCCTCTGGGCGCTGCGGTCCATGATTTTCTTGAGGTCTTCGCCGTTGAGCGCTTGGGCCGCGCGGTCGTACATAGCCTGCCAGGTCTGGATGCGCTCGTCCTTTTTAAGGAACGGCGAGGCCTCCAGCAGCGTGGCGTAGGTCAGCAGATCGGGGGCGTACTCGGTGATCCAGTTGGTCTGGAAGTCGTCGCCCAAAAAGCGCGGCTGCTCGTAGTACAAAATCTCAAGCGTGCTCGCGGCAACCGGCGTGGGCGTTATCAACCAGTGGTTGTAGTCGTAGTCGGCGTAGAACTGAGGGGCCGCCGTTTCAGCCTCGTTGGGCCAGTAGCTGCGGCAGTACTCATAGGCGCGCGCAAAAATAGGCACCCCGTTGACCGTCATGCTGATCGTGTCGCGCCAGCGGTCGGGCTTGCGGTATGTGGCGACTCCAATTTGCAGCGGGGTCTGAACGGCGCGTATAAAGCCCTGAATCTTCAGCTCGCGGGAAATACGCCGCTCGCCCAGCGTGATCAGGCGTGGCAACTGCTCGTAGACGATCTGGTCGCTCTCAACGGTAAAGCCTCGTTCGAGGTAACGGCGAACGTCCTCGAGCAGGCTTGTGTAGGTCATCGTGTAGCTCATGTGCTCTCCGTGGTGGGTGAGCCGCTGATGCAGCGTGCGCCGGGTTTGTGAATTATAACCTTGAAGCCTCCCGAGTTTGAGTAATCAAGGCCTCGGGTGATTCCGGCTTTCATGCCGTTAGTTGTTTGGATAGTTCGCTGACTTCTGCGACGCGTCGGCCCCAGCCTTTTCCAAAAGTGTCCCAAGTGGCTAGGTTTTTCAGAAACTCCAGCCGCTTGGCTTGGTAGACCTGAATGGAGTCGGCAACCAAGTGGCCTTGCACAGCTTTAAGCGTGGCAGGGCCGATGATGCCATCAGGAACAGCGCCTACAGCGCTTTGCAGCCACTTCGCTGCACGGCTTGGGCCTGAGTTAACCGCAGCGTCAAAGACCAC